ATAGGTCTAGCAACAGGAAATCTAGGATTAGTAGGAGCTAAATTGACAGGCGTAATACCACCCGTTTTATCACCAAACGTTGGAAAAGGACGTAAACCTGCTATACCGTTAGCCATAATTATTAAATAAGGTACCCTGCATTACCCAGATCAAAACCGTTTAAACCAAAAATACCAAGACCACCAAAACCACCAAAACCAGCTCCACCACCACTTAAATCAACTGGTGCTGATGCTGGATTATAACCTACACTTCCAGGAAGACCCATTATTCCAGGAAGACCGCCTGTATTAGGAGCGTATACGGAACTATTATAATTTGATCCTTGTGGTGGCGGACCTCCACCAGCATAACCGTAGCCACCTGCTAACGGTCCTAAAGAAGCCGTTAATGCTCCAACATTTTGTAACGTTTGCATCGGTAAATTGTATTGACCTGTAAAGTTTTGGTAATCTAAATCTAATAAAGACTGGTCTCTACCCCTACCTAATCCACCAAGAGCCATTTGTTGACTTATATCTTGTGCTTGTAAAGAAGGTAACGTTTGAGCTAATCCTTGATATTGTTGTCCTAACGCTCCTAACCCTTGACCTAGACGCTGTCCTAAATTAGCAATACCCGTGCCGCCTTGTAAACCCATACCGAATTCAGTTTGTCCCAGTTGTCCTAATTGCTGACCTTGTCTTAATGCGGATTGAGCTTCGGCACTACCTAACTGTCCTTCTCTACCCGCTAATTGTCCTTGTAAACCTGCTAAACCTTGTTGTCTACGTTGTTGAGCTTCAAACGCTTGTTGAGCAGCATTTCTAGCTCCTTCGAATCCTTGGCTACGAATTGCTCCTACTTGTTGAGCAGCACCTCTCGCCGCATCTTCAGCTAATTCTTCTTGAGTTAACCTAGAACGAGCACCACCAAAAGCTCCTGCCCCTATCGCTTGGTCGCGTAAACCAATATCGGCTTTACCAAAACGTTCACTAATATCATCTAACGTTTGTTGTACTACTTGTTCTTCGAAAGGATTATAGAAATTACTAACTTGTTGATTAGGGTTAAACATTCCTGTTGAGCCATAACCGCTAAGTTCTGCTCTGCCTAAACCACCACGAGCAGAAGAAAAATCAGGACCTGCTCCTCTAGTAAATCCTGCGGCTTCTCCTGTTAAACCACTTCCTGCAGCTAATCCTGCAGAAATACCTTGTCCGCCTATATCAGCAGCACTACGCATAGTACCTGTTGCTTCGGATAATAAATTACTTTGTTCGTTTAAATAAGGTTGATAACTGCCAATACCTTGATCAGCTAGTTGCATACCTCTAATTTCTCTAGGGTCAAAATCTGCTACTCGATCACCCGTATAGGTAAATGGGCTAGTATTATCTTCGCCTAATTCTCCAAACTGTTGTTTTAAAAACGACTGAGCATACGGAAAAATATCCCGTTGTAAAAAATCGCCTATATAACCCGCGGGGGCTTGGGTCGAATATTCTTGTTCTTCTCTACTAGCCATATTTCCTATTACCTTGTTTATTAAATTTTTCTAACATAGCGATACCTTTCTGATGATTGCCTTTACCCATATGTTTAACCGCGGCGTTAGATAACATAAATTCACCGTCACTAGCCATAACAGGTATTAGATCATCTTTAGGACCTCCTGGACCTTCAATATCGCCACCGTCTAACATAGGTTTAAACATAGGTCTATTTAATGTTCCGCCGTTTTTGAAACCTCTACTACCTGCAAAAGCAGTACCATCTATATTTCGTATATTTCTTAAATAATCTCGTTTTGCACCTAAACCACCTGTTGGTAACGTTCGTGTTCTTTGTATACTAACTCTACGTTCAGGTTCGTCATCTCCTAAAAGTTTACTAGCTAAACGTTGCCCTAACGCATCACCTATTTGACCTATAGACTGTGTAAACATTTCTTGTGTTTCAGGTGAAAAACGACTCATAAAGCTATCGTAACGTTCTGTTATTGTAGGGTTTAAAGTAGCGTTTAAAGAAGCTAAACCAGTTTCCTTCATTAAATCACCGTCTATTTGCATAGGCATAGGACTAGTACTATCGTATAAATCTACATCTTTAGTTTCTTTAAAATCTATATCAGGAATTAAATCCATAATACCTGTTTTTTCAGGTCCTTTCGCAAATAAACTTGTTTTAAATTCTTCTAATCCTTTAGCATCTAAATCTAACAAACCACGTTCTTCATCAATTTTACCTAAAAGTTCTTTTAAATTTAGTTGATTATTATTAGCGTTTAAGACTCCCCCAACAGCCATTCCTGCAATACCGTATTGATTTAAATCGCTAGGGTCTACTCCTATGTCTTGTAACATAGCTAAAATTTCTGCATTGTTTTGTACAGGTTCAGTAGGGTCTTCATAAGTAAATTCTCCAAACTCTTGTACTTCACTACCTTCCACAGGACTAATTTGTGAGTCAGGTCCAGGAGATAAACTAGGTGCGGTACCTCCTCCTATAGAAACTGATTTAGGAGCATCAGGTTTACCCAGAATTTTGCTAGTAAGAACGTTTGTTGCTGTTCCTATAGCCACTCCTTTTGCTATAGTTCCTACTACCGCCATACTCATGTTATTTGCTCCATAAGTTTATCTATTTGTTCTACATCAAAACCTGTTAATTTTAATTTAGAAAAATCATCAACGGTTACCTCATTTACAATGTCGTCAATATTTAAACAATCTGTTCTATGTACGGTAATAAAAATACATTCTTCATGAACATATAGAATCCTTTTTGTTCCTGCTTCGGTTATTGCATGAAAAGGAGCTTGTATACGCTTTACTCCGTCTTCACCAAATATTGATATATCTCCTTTCATTAAAAAGAACGGATGATTTTTAGCATGTATTTTAGTTGATACTAAACTATGTTTAGGAGCTACAGCTGTTCTTATATATTGTCCGTCTGCAAAATTATGCGTAATAGCTCCTTCAGCTTCTCCTGTTATTTGTGAATTGAATTCTTGGTCGTTATTTTCAAGACAATGTTTAGTAACAGCTTTTTCAAACTGTTTTATTTTGTTTTGAAACTCTAGTTTGTTTTTCTTATAATCAAAAAACTCACACGCTTCTTGGTAAGTTAGTTCTGGAGTTTTAATTAAACTTAAACTCATTATTTCCTCTGCGTTTATTAACGTATTAGCGAGTTAAAGCCCGTCTCGTAAGCTGCAGTTCAATACTGACAGTTCGATTATACTTCATACAGTATATATTTTTAAAGGTTTTTCTTTGCCTTTTACTTTTATAGGTTTTAGTGGTTTTAGATAATAACCGCACTTACTTTCCGTATTTTCACCTATTAAAATATCTACTCCTGCATCTTTTGTACCTGATTCTAACCTAGCCGCAGTATTTACCGCGTCACCAATAGCAGTATAATCAAACCGTGAAGAAGAACCCATATTACCGATTACTGCTTCTCCTGTGTTTACTCCTATGCCTATGGCTACTGCAGGAAGTCCTTCCGCTTGGAGTTCTATATTAAGATCGGACATATTTTGCCAAATATCTTTAGCACAATCGACCGCTATTTGTTCATGGTGTAACACATCTATAGGAGCATTAAATATAGCCATCATAGCATCGCCAATATATTTATCTACCATACCGCCATGTTTTTGCACTGCGGCTTGTTGAGCAGTAAGGGCTTTATTCATAATATAAGTTACTTCTTCTGGAGTTACTGCTTCTGATAAAGCGGTAAACCCTCGTACATCAGTAAATAAAAAAGTAGCGTACCTTTTTTCACCACCTAATTTTAATAACTCAGGATTCTTTTGTAGTTGTTTTACTTGTCTAGGGTCTAGGTAATGTTCAAATTGTTTTTTAATTTCTAAACGTAATTTATATTGTTCACGGAAACGTAAATAAAAAGCAATCGTTCCTGTTATAAATTCACTAATTAAGGTCCACGTTGTATCTATTAATAGTCCTTGTTGTATGGCATAATATCCTCCGATAGCGGTGCTAGACATAATAGCACTAAAACAAAGAACCCCTGCAGTAACGCCTAAGTTGCTCAACACAACCCAAACTAAAAGCAGGGATATAACTAATATTAAAACTTCAACGGCTAAACTGTAGTCGGGGATAAATGGACTATTTTCTACCAATATTGATTCTGCTAGTGCTGCTTGTACCTTGTGTGGTTCAAGTAATCCAACTGGGGTAGCTAACTGTGGCATTACACCTTTAGCAGTAACTCCTACAAAAACAAATTTGTTTTGTACGGCTAACTCTTGCATATTAGTTTCTGGAGTATCTACCCAACTAACCCACTTACGTCCTAAACCGTCCGTTTTAACGGCAGGTAAACCTTTTACGCGTACTTCTTCTATACCGTTCGTATTAGTCTTAATAACGTACGTATTAGCCCCCGTTAGGGCTTTTAGTACTTCGGTACCGAAAGCGGGTAACCACCCGTTAGGCGTCCTATATAGAAGCGGTATACGTCTAACTAAGTTATCTACGTCTACGGGAGCAGTAGCTATACCTTCGTTCGCTTCTAGCTCGGGTATATTTGTTATTGTGCCTTGAGCTAAATAACCACCGTTACCCTCACCCATAATAACGGTGCCTACGGTATCAGGGTATTCACCATTAGCATTTTCAAACAAAGCCAGTACTGAAGGAGCATAACTAAGAGCTGTTTTAAAATTACTATCACCACCAAAACGGTCTTTATGTGGGAAACCAATAACCCAACCAACACCTAAGGCTCCTCGGTTTAATAATTCTACTTGTAGTTCTGCTAACCTTTGTCTAGGAAAAGGGTAACCACCTTCTTTATCTACATCTTCTTCGGTAATATTCAACACAACAAAATTACCTGAAGGTTCAGGAGTTTTAATAAATGCATCAAATGTTTTTAATTTTAGTATTTCTTGCGGAGCTAGACTAAAAATTAAGGGTAAACTTAATATCGTTACTATTGCAATAATTTTTAAATATTTCATCCTGACCCTTGTCTAATACTTATTGTTGAATCACTACCACCGTTTACTCTAACTTCATTCATTACACCGTCTTGTTCTAAAATTACTGTATAACTATTATCGCTGTCTATATTTAACGTGGCACCTTGTCCTACAGTTCTATTTAAACTTATTTGTGCACCTGAAACTATTGTAGTTATCTGTGTTTTCGTATCTTGACCAATATTAGTTCCTCGAATAGTTGAAGAGATAGCTGATTGATCAAGCTGATCTTCGTCTGTTAAACTGTCTAATTCGTTTAGAATATTTAATAAATCTTCTAAAAAGTTTACGTTTAGTGCGTCATAATCTAATTCAGTAAAATCTAATTGTTCATCTTCTTTTAAATTTTCTTCGGCTAAATAATCAAAATCTAGTTCATTAAAATCTAAAATAGGGTCTTTTATTTCTTGTGTTTCTTCTTCGTCTGTTCTTGTTACTTTTTTAGGCGGTGTAACAATTAACATATTATCAATAAACTCTAACGACAAATCTAATATTACAGGAGGACTGGGTGTTGCTTCTAACGTCGTGGTAGTAGTAGCTTGATATGCTTGATTTAAAATCACTTCACCTATAGCCGTGCTAACTACTATTTCTCCAGAAGGATTACCAAACTCATCAGGTAATAAAATAAATAAACTTTCGCCTGTATCAGGTTCTACGGTGATAGTAAAATCAGTACCACGAATTGCTACCGTAGCTGAATCAGTACGAATCGTCATATTTTCTTTAGGGATAGCACTAAATTTAGCAGTTACAAAACGAGCCGTACCTTTAGCAAAAGATAACGCTAATTTACTTTTACTCGGGTTAGGGTCGTAAATATATTCGTCAATAACTAAAGTAGAATGTTCAGTTAGTTTAACTTTACTATCATCAGCGAAACGTAAACCTAATCTACCTTGTTCCGTTTTAGCTTCATCGTTAGATTGTAAATTAAAAGCTACTACCGCTTTATAATCTTTATCACGGCTTATTTGTCCGTAACCAGATACTTCTTCTATAGAACCGATATTAAGGGCAACTGGTTGCTGTGCCTTGATCGTTTTGGATAATACAGAAAGTACCATTAGAACCATTAGAAATGACACGTAGCCAATCGTTATCGAGTGTTGACGCTTGTGTAACATTTATAGCTCTAGAACCTCCTGTATGATTTAGGTGAAAATGACCACCTTGATAACCATCGCCGTTATAGTTGATAGTATTATCAGAACCATCAACGTTCATATAATTAGTAGCTAAGTCTACATCGATATCGGAATCAATAGTATTGTTTGAACCGTTTATAATCCAATCTAAATCTAACGTAGTTGCTATTGCTGCAGTACCTTGGTCTAAAGACATATCGTTAGCCGTTCCCGTTACTGAAATATTTACGTTAGAACCATCAGTAGAATAAGTATTAGTAGGGTCTGTTTGAATATCAAAAATATTACTAGAACCAGAAAACTCAAAAAATCCAATATAGTTATCGGCGTTGATATCTCCTTTAAATAAGTTACTAGAACCTATTTGATTGATATCTAAAGTCATGCTAGTTCCGTCTAAATCTAATGGCGTCATCGTCCCTGCTACTGCTGAAGCTCCACCGATTAAGTTACCCGAGCCTAACTGTTCTATATCGGCATTAAGCGTTGCACCTGATTGATCAATAGATATTTCGTTATCTGCTGACCAAACCACATTAGATAAAACCATTAATAAAATTAATTGTTTTTTCATTGTTTTAAACTCCAATAGTCATATTGTATTCCTTCCATGATGGTTTTGTAAACTGCTGTTTCTATTGCTGCTTGTAGTGCTATAGTTACTCCTTCGTTTTCTACGTTACCGTTTTCTATTTCAATTAACCTAGTATTATCTTTTACGAAACGAAAAATATCTTCAGTAATACCTACACTCAAAATAGTTTTAGTTACGGTAACCTCAGTAAGTATTCGCCCCGTAAGCACAGAAACTGTACGTAAACTAATTGTTACAGTATCTTGTCGATACTCCTTACTAAACCCAACACCTAAAACTCTACCGCCAGAACCCCCAGAACGTGTATTAGTTTCATAACCAACTACGGCACCTTCCATTAAAATACCTGCGAATAACAAAGGTTTTAATT